CTATCCGTGCTGTGGAAGAAACCACAGCGTTTGCTGCGAACCCGGAATGAACCCCGGGACCTTTGTGTCACCGACAACCCCACACCATCACCACTCTCTGGGAGGAATCCCAGTAGCGGGAAATAGCGTGGGTGCACATTCCGATGAATTGGATGTGCGTCACCTAAGGCTCTAGATGAGTTGTATAACCACGTCAAGCACCGTTGGACGTCAGCCCCTCTGAACTTTGTCGGTTTAAAGACAAGACTCAGATGATAATGGGACTGATCGTCTTTCCGGAACTTGAATCCCTTTGGCTTTTCGCGATGGAGCCACCACCATGGAGCATGGATATGACTATCCGTACTCTCTGAGGGTGGACCCCACAACTTAAGTTTCTCAGGGATTTTCTTCAGCATCTGATAATAGACATCATCAGTGCTGAAAGTGGCGTCCTTACCGAGTGAGTTCAAAAGAACGAACACATCGGATACCATAGGATTGAAAACCTTCTGGTAAACAGGACGAACGGAGACACCACTGTGAAAGTCCGCGCCGCAAGATTCTCGGAACGGACCCACTACGTTGGTTTTTTGGGAATTAACCCGAAATCCACAGTAGCGGAGGAGCTGGAGAGTTAACAAAGAGGCTTGCCTACTCACGATGATATCATCACCGTAAGCAAGGGCCTTCTGCGAACTCCCACAGTACTCTTCACAGACCTGGGCTATAGCCCAGAATAGCAATGTCTCTAGAGCAAAAGTATAACCGTTGCCCATAGAGCTCCACTTTGAAAACTCTCCCGTGACTCCATCCAGGTCATAAATTTTTGACCGGATATCATCGAGGAGAGCAATCCATTGTGGCCGAACCAAGCGCCGAATTAACCCAGGAGAAACGCAATCTGAAGCCATACTAAGGTCAATCGTTGACAATGAGTCAACAGATAACCAGTTCTGGGATCCAAACTGAGCTGCCCTTTGGTTCCACGTTTGATTGTGGATATCAATTCCGGCATGGGTCCGCAACCGTCCAGCTAGGTATTCATGAACACCTAACTGAACGACAACGTTCCCAAATGGCTCAATCGCTATCGTTCTAAAGGTACGCTCGTCCTTCGGGACGAACGTTATTCTGCAGCTTTGGACGGTTTTCCACGGAAGCCTCACAGTCTGTTGGCCCCAGTCGACATCGCCTTGGTGTAAAGTCCATACAGGACTCTGCATTACGACAGTATCGACATAGGGTTTGCAAGCTGCAGTAACCGACCAGTACGGTGCACCCAATTTGTAGTAGGGTGTCGTACGGGCCGAGTCCGCGGAGCATACCGTCATTCCAGGACCAAAGCGACTAGATGTAATAATGCGATCAAAAGCATTATCCACCGAACCTAACACCTGATCGATCTTAGCCCGCGCCCTCGTCAATAAGAGACGGTGGACGGGATCTTCGCGATCAGGGTGGTTCCAGTAGTGGTCGAGCCGTCGGGATGTTATCCGACAAAGTTTCTCACTTAAGAGGAACTTATCAATCGCAGCTTGCTTTCTCTCTTGGTCCCCACCCCCGAAAGGGTAGGGAACTTTTGAGAGTAGGGCTAGTGACTGAGCGACCACACCATAATCACTGGGACTATCATACAACTGTGGATAGTCAAACTGGGAGGAGACTCTCCTGATGGCCGACACATCCCTGGCGCGAATTGCGCCAAGTAAAGGTCGGACCAATCCATCAGGTAGGGCCTCCATATTTTCCTGGATGAACCACCGAGCGACATCAAGGGACGTAAAACTGACCCTCTGGTTGCTTGACTTCATTGAGTTTACACTCATTTCCAACACTCCTAACGGGGTTGTTGCTGATGGGTGGTGAGACCATTTGACCCTGGCCAGTCACTTTCTGAAAGTTAATGAAAATGACAGCCAAGGATGCAAGAAGAACTAGTGCAAGGACCAGTCCCATGAAAGCCTCGCGTGCCTCAGTGGATCGAGACATGTTCAGCTCAACGGGATGAGACCCGACTCCAGAACGTCTGCCATGATCAGAGGATCCCGCAGAACGGCGTAATGCGTATCCAACGCGGACTGTGCGAGCGTGAGCTCCTGGTCCTGTGGAATACGCACCGTCGTCTCGATGATGATATTGCCCGAGCGGGCCGTACCGTCAGCGTTGCGGTCTCCATACACGGTTTTAAGGCCGGCACGGAGAACCTCTTTGTCACCACCACCAGGAAGCTGGCGGTTGAAGATGACGACGCGCGGCGCCTTCGCAGTATGCGAAGGTTCATTGAACACCACGCGATCACGCTCCACAGACGCAACTTGCGCCACGACTGTGGTGGGACTCGAAAGAGTTCCAGCCTTTTTGATATCCATTTGGATTTCCTGAGGGTTGAAACCATACTAGAGCCGAAGTATCGTTGCCATCCTACCCTGGTGTTGAAATACGAGGGTCATCAGATCAATAATCTTCAACTTGTTCAGGTTAACTTGGATTGAAGGGACAGGGACGCCGGTATAGGCTTGGCGGTAGTAGTTTTTCACGTACCTTTTCAGGTGTTGATCACTATAACCGTTAACCCAATTACCAAGAGACCCGAGGGATGTAACAACATCCTCGGTGTACTCGACGACCCACGAAACCGAAATCCCCAGTTGATTGTACCCGACACGAGGCGAGATTGCCTGAAGCCATCCTCCAATATCAATAAACCAGTCAATAACAAAGGAGTATTTAGTAACCTCCCAAAAAGTCAAAACTGGATTCATTCCTATCGGAGACATATCAGACTTGTGAAAAACAACGGCTCTGATATGACACTCACCCAACTGATTCTTACTCGTTTGCCAAGAAACGGCGCCCGGAATGGAACCAGTTGTAGTGGTGGAGACTTCGATCGGTACTGACTTCCTAGCAGATCTACGGGAGATCCCCGACGGATTTTTATGTCGAAGGGCCTTCAATATATCCTGGATGTCGTACAATAGAGGTCGCCAGCCGTACCTGGCCTCAAGCCACAGATTCGAAAAATCTTCGAGTGCCTGCTTGGGGTCATAAGCCTTACGTTTTCGCCTAGAACGGCGAAATTCACGTCGGGCAGCACGGCGAGCAACCTTCTCCGTAAAACGGAAAAACCGTTTATACGTTCCAGACAACAACGACGCTGTTTGGCGAAATTCTGCCAAGAACGTTAAAGCATCAAAGTCTGGTGCTTTAGCAGCGGCAAGTGCTTTAATAACAGCACTGTCGATATCGCTGTTGGACGGGGCAAACACGGGTAAAAACCCTCTATCGTAATCACTGATATAGGACCCGTAGTGGTTAGTGACGCCGTAATCGACTCCGGAATGAGTATAGGTCGCATTGCCGACATGAGGAGTTATGAGAACCTCCTCATTAGAGCCAATGCTCACCGTATTCACCGGAAGAAAATCATGATTACGAATTGCCCGAAAGTATCCAGGAGTCACTGAATCTTCGATCCTCTTGTGCTTCACATGGCGGTACGTCCATGAGTCGGAATACATCACCCCGACATCATTGGCAATATACCGCACATATGGGCCTTGACTCTCGTCGATATCAAATGTCTCTCGGACTCTGGGCATAACGTCACCTCGGTTAATGTAATACCGGACCGGTCCGCGAAATGCCGACCTGAAAGTCCGATGCCTAACGGCAGAAGTGGGTACATCACCCTAGGGGCACACAGCCTTTCGCTGTGTG